TGTATAAATGCTCAAAGCAAATACCCACAACTAACACATCGGCAGTGGCAGATTGTAACTGAAATAAAAGAGAGATACGAAAAATGTCAAAATACCCAGGAGTAAAACGATTACCAAGTGGTAAAATTGAGTATAGAGGTACTAAATTCGATGGATTCAACAAACCAAGACGCTCAAACAGGCCAGAGAAAAAAGGAATGGTCCTCGCTAAAGAGGGAGATAAAGTGCGACTTATACACTTTGGAGATTCTTCGATGGGGCACAACTATTCTCCAGAGGCACGCAGAAGCTTTAAAGCTCGCCACGCAAAAAACATCGCAAAAGGAAAGATGTCAGCTGCTTATTGGGCAGATAAAGTACTTTGGGCCGGACCTAGTGGATCTAAAAAATCGCCTCCAAAAAGTCAAAAATACACCCGTGGTCTAAACCGTAGATAGGAAACGACATGCAATATTCTTTTGGAATCCCTCTTGAGGATAAAATTATTACTAAACCTACTAGGTTACGTAAAAAGAAAAACTCTGTAGAAGACTATATTAACATTCGTATTGAACAATTAAAAGCAGACCGAGACAAAGCTAGCGATCCTCACGACAAACAATGGTATACTCGTTTAATTCAAGAATTGTCTTGGGTTACTCAACGTAAGGAAAATTGTTCATTAGAGTCACTAGGCGTAATTTAATGGAAAACCCTCCAAAAACCTGTAAAAGTTGCGGTCATTACTGCCATTGCACCAATCCTGAGTGTCTTAGTTGTGGTTGTGATGTTTGTGATTGTGGTACTGTAAAGACTAATAAGGAAGATATTCCAAAATCATTTGTTCAACCCAATACTTAGGCAATGTCAAATAAAACTATCAAATTCAATTTAATACATGATTTTCCTGATCAAATTGTATTACCACCTGTTCCATCAAAAAAAGTAGTTCCTAACTGGTTCAAACATATCTCACCAAAAGTAGAAGATGATAAACTAGGTCGAATATCTTCGGTCAAAAGGTGCATGCCTTTTCTTGACGCTATGACTGCTGGATATACTATGTTGTGTCATATGGACATAATTATTGAACTTAAACCAGATGGCACTATTCATTTACCTTATATTGATAAACATCATGAAATGCTTGTAAACAAATGGAGGCCTATCGAGTCTCATCCATCTTCTCAAGTCATGGGGTCTGCCTTTGAAAATATGAAGATTCTAAAATATATGAATCCATGGGTGATTGAGACACCAAAAAATTATTCTGTACTTTTTCTTCCTTGTATTAATCGTTTAGAATCTCCTATTATTCCCTTAACAGGGTTAGTAGATTCTGATGTCTACAATAATGTTGTAAATATACCCTTTTTACACACAGATTTAGAGCCTGGAGGAAAACCCGTGCTCATCCCCGCTGGAACCCCTATTTGTCAAGTTGTTCCTGTCAAGAGAGATGAATGGTCTCAAAAAATAACTGTTTTAGGTAAACAAGAACTTAAATCTGTTCAGCGTATGCGTGAGACCATGGATAAAGATAGAGAAGACTACTACATGAAAAACCTACATATTAAAAAAGATTATAATTAAGGAGAAACTATGAATTTAGAAAAATTAAGAGAAGAAATTGCTTATGACGAAGGAGAGGTTCATGAGATTTATTTGGATCATCTTGGGCTCCCTACTTTTGGTATTGGTCATCTTGTGCTTGAGAGCGATCCAGAGCACGGACTACCAGTCGGAACACCTATCGATGAGTCTAGATGCGCTGAAGCCTTCGAACAGGATATCCAAACAGTCTTGTCAGACTGCAACAAGCTTTATCCAGACTTTGACGATTTGCCAGAAGAAGCTCAACGAGTAATCGCAAACATGATGTTTAATATGGGTCGTCCTCGTCTCTCAAAATTCAAAGGCATGAAAGCGGGTGTGGATGCTCGTGATTGGAATGCAGCAGCTGATGAGATGGTAGATTCTCGTTGGTATCGTCAAGTAACCAAGCGTGCTGATAGACTCGTTGAAAGAATAAGAGCCCTTGCTTAAAGAAGACTTTATTAATTTAATCAACTCTAAACCTTGGCTTAAAATGAAAGAGGATTTCGATTCTCTTTCACCTGTTTCTGTTGAAAAAATATGTAATATTGATATAGAACCATCCGATTGGCTTACTTTTAGTACAGATAACTTTGAGCTAGCTGATCAAAACTGGGAAGAACCTAAATCTCATTATTCCGAAAAAGCGTCTCTTTATGCTTCTACAAACAACCTTTTAGGTAGAAATAGATATAATTCTTTTGAATTAAATTATGGTCTTCATGGGGATACAAATCGTATGCTTCTTGACTTAATTGGTGATTCAAACATTCGCATGATGGGCTTAAGGTCTGATTTTCTTTTAGCTCGTCTTTTGATTAAACTACCTGGGCACGGTGTTGCTTGGCATATTGATGATATTGCTAATTATTGTAAAAAATTCGGAGATAAACTATCCATTGATAGGCAGAATAAAACATGCGAGCTAGGTGAGATAAAAAGACTTTGGTTTCCAGTATTGCCTTGGGAAGACGGACACGTGTTTCAAATATCCAAAACTGTTTTAGCCCACTGGAATGCGGGTGATGTATACGAGATACCCTTTGGTCAAGGGCATGCTAGCTCTAATTTTGGTTATACTCCTCAATACACTGTATCCTTGACGGGTATATTTAATGATCAAATTTCATAACTTAGATAGAAGATACGCTGAAGTAAAAAATACTTATCACTATTTTTTTGATAAGATTATTAGTAGTGATAAAGTATTTGATGGTCCTTATGTAAGTGAGGTCGAACACTGGCTACAGAGATACTCTAATAGGAAACACGCACTTTTAGTAACTAGCGGAACTCAAGCTATCAGCTTAAGTCTGCTTGCAGCTGGGGTTGGTCCTGGTGATGGTGTTGTTATAACTGGTTATAGTTGTATGGCTAGTTTAACGCCCATTACTATGCTAGGAGCTGATCCAATTTTATGTGAGATTGATGAGTGCGGTCAAATGGATATTACTTCAGTTGACATACCAAAACATGCTAAAGCTCTAATTGCAACAGGTCTTTATGGTGATGTTCATGATCATGATTTAATAGAAAGTTTTTGTAAAAAACATAATCTAGTTTATATTAATGACGCAGCTCAAAGTTATTTTTCTAAATACAAGTATAGGGATAGTGTTGAGTTAGGTGAAATTGTTTGTTTAAGTTTTGCTGAAAATAAACCTCTCCCAGCTTTTGGTACGCACGGTGCTTTACTGACTGATAATACTAGGCTTTATACTGATTTATTATATATGAGAAAACACGGTAAACCTTACAGAACTTCTGCATGGATTTCTAAAGGGATTAACGCACATCCTCACGAAAATGTTGCTGCCCAAATTCTTACCTCTACTATGTTTTATCTTAAGTGGCAAGATAGGCGTAAACAAATAAATGATTATTATGATTCAGAATTTAAAGATATAGTCCCAATAAGACCTGTATCTTTACACACTTCTTCTAATTATCATAAATACTCTATAATGGTTCCTGATAAATTTAAATTTTACAAAGCATTATATTCTGAAGGAGTTGATTCAGAGTGTCACTATCCTGATGCATTTTGTAATCTTCCTTGGATTGTTTCAAACTTTCACCCTATGTGTGATATGTACGCAAAAAAATCACTCACTATCCCATCTAATCCGCATATGACTGATGCTGAAGTGGAAATTGTAGTGACTAAAGTTAAAAAGTGTTTTCAAACTATTTAACCATACTAATTTTTTAAATTGGTAAATCTAAAAACTAACAGGAGAATTATATGTTAGAAAAACTATTTGGGTTGTCCGCCGCTGGTACGACTATTCGTACAGAAGTTATGGCTGGTATTGCAACCTTTCTTACTATGGCCTATATTACTGTAGTAAATCCTGCTATTCTCTCTACGGAGGGAAGTGGAATGACTTTTGGCGCTGTGTTTACAGCGACTATTATCGCTGCCGTAATTGGTACTTTGATTATGGGGCTTTGGGCTAACTGGCCTGTCGCACTAGCACCAGGTATGGGTCTTAATGCTTTTCTCACCTTTGGTGTAATTT